CTACTTGGTCCGACTGCCATTATCTACCTAATTTCTGTGTTAGACGTTCACCGATACTTGCTGCTTCAGATATAGCCATTGGACTTGTAGCATAACGAGGATCATTCATAATTAAATTATTTAACTCTATTTCATTCATAAGTCTATAATTTCCTTTATCATCTTTATAGTTCAAAGCCTTGATTATGATTGGATCATTATTGGCTATAGTACGTCCAAATGACTTTCTTAATACATCTTGTAAAGGTGAAATATAAGTCATTACATCATCACCAGCAAGTAATTGATTCTGTACACCTAGATACTGTGTAGAAGCAACTCTTCTTTGCTTGGCAAAGTAATCGTTTAGTTTCTGGGTAGCAATAGTATCATCTGATGATTTCAATATATCTTTAATTACGTTTGCTACAGTAGGTAGATTAGGTTCTGATAGAAGGTTGTTTCTATGAACTCCTACAATTTGGTCATACAGACTTTTGGCTTGACCACCCAAGTTATCCTTGGTAGCAACATCAAAGTTTTTAGAAAGGTAGTTAGCAAGGAACTGTTGTTGTTCTTGTTCTGTAAATCCTTCACCTAATGTAGTAGTTAATGAACTAGTTACATCACCCTTTGTGGTCATTGAGGTGGTTGTCTTAGCCTTCTGTCTTTCAGCCTCTTTATTCCATGATTTCTGGAAGTTCTCTATTTGAGTTTGGCTAGGAAATGCTCCATATGCCTGATAGTATGAATTAGACAGTTGAGATTTAGCATCCGTCAAATCAAGTAACTTAACGGCTGTAGCAATATTCTTGCTAAACTTTACTGTGTTGTTAAGATTCTTATTATCATAAAGTACTTTAAGGGTATCTAGGAATGTAGAATTATTCTGGATTGCTATTCTAGATATTTTTTGCATAGCATCAGAATCATCCATTCCTATGACACCACGAGGAGTAGTATCTTTAGATGCACCACTTCCACGAAGAAGGGCTTGGATATAATCTAATTTATTTTCATATCCTACTGGATGATTTTCTTTGTCATTTTTCCAATTGTATAAATCTTTTTGAATTGCATAAGCATAAGCAGTCTTATCAGCATAAAGGTTTGATTTTAACTCAAATGAACCCTCATAATTTACAAGAGGTGTAGAACTGGTACCATATGATGGTCCTTGTACTTGTGACAACTTATTCCTCAACCTTCAGTTTTGAAGCAAACACTCCGTAATACATACGAGCAAATGCTGGGTTATTAATCATTAATTGTGTGGCTAAAGTATCTAATTCTTTTGATTTTTCTTTTGCATACCAGTTTCCACCACCCATAGCAGGAGCAGCAGAAGTTCTTACTTCTTGTAAAAACTTTTTTAATTCATCATAGGCTGCATAGAACTGAGCAGTTTCTTTATAGACAGGAGACTCTTGGAATGCTGGATCTTGTAATGCTTTTCCAACATTTGCTATTTTATCTTCAGCAGAGCCAATATCAACTGACATGACAGGAGCACTTCCACCAAATTGGTCATTTAATTTGATAATCTCATTTGTATACCAAACATCGCTATAGCCCATGGCTGCTTGTTCCTCAGAGATCTGAGACTTAGCCATTGAGTAAACAATGTTTTCAGCATATTGTTCTAACTCTTCAGGACGTAGATTACGACGACGACCTGTAGCCTTTTGCCAGTTATAGTATGCAGTTGCTGCTTCTCCACCAGGGAAAAAGTAAGGAACTATATCTCCTGTTTTAGTAGCATACGTATCTGCAACTTCTGGGTGTTTATTTAAGAATGACCAAGCATCACCAGTACCACGAACACTTCGTGTTGAACCAGCGAGGATTGGTAGTAGGTTCTTAATACCAAAAGTATCAGAAAACTCACCAATGGCACCAAAATAATCACCAGGATATTTTTTGCTTATCTGTTCAAATGCATTGTACAAGAAAGTTTGAGTTCTTAAAGCACCATTTTTATCCTTAGCAAATACTTCTTGAGAAGGTGTTGCAGGGGCAATATTTTGGAATAGTGCAGTCATAAAGCCTGTCCAACGAGATAGGCCACGAGCATCATTAAATAACTGATTACGTTCTGCATCGTTGGCTAATGGATTATCACCATAATCACCAGTAGATGCTAAGTAACCAGCCCAATCTTTAACGCCACGTTCTACCTGTGCATTGTTATTAATTGACAGTAAAAATGATTTCTTTAACCATGCTGGAAATAGTAAATCATCTATACTCTTTGGCTCACCAAATGGAAATATTATTGAACTTATTGAATCCCATTCAGGTCCAAATGCTTTAGATTTACCAGTTGCTCCATAAATAATTTGACCTACAGGGCCAATTCCTGGAACCGCTGGGTTAACAGCACCAAATGCAAGGTTTAAAGTTTGAACAGGGGCAGTAATTTGTAATGCTTGCGCAGTATCAATATTCTTGCCAGCCAATGCTCCGATAATACTTCCCGCTAGTGGATAACGAAAACGAGTTTCACCAAACTCATCTTTATAGAAAAACCCTTGATTTTCTTCGTATTCAATATTAGTTAAATCATAAATAGCACTAGAATCTTCTTGAGTTAATGCATTATACGCACGACCAAGTTTATAGAATTGTACTGGTTGTTTAGTAAATAATTCGCCCCATTTATATACGGTATTAAACTGAGCCTGTATGAATGGGAATACTGTTCTTAATGCAGCAGCATGTTGACGTTGTTTAGCAGCATCATAGAATAAATTCTTTGTATATTCGGTTGCCTTTTTAGAAGCCATTTCATTCATGGTATGCAAATCAATACCATCTGTAACTGACTTACCCTTTTTACGGGCATTAATTTCTTTGTTAATAGCACGCAGAGAAGGGTGACGGCGTAGACTTATGCTTCTTCCATTTATGGTTAGTGGTGTTAAAGACTTCTGAGCATTAACTAAAAGTTTTTCTAAAGCCTCATCATTAACCATACCTACATAACGACCTACGTGATCCCAGTAAGACATACGGAATTCAGGGGAAAAGTTTACAACGTTTTCAATTTTTGTTGATAAATTAAAGAATCCTTCAATAGCATTATTTAAGAATCCAAATTGTTTCATTCCTATTTTTTCTGATCTGGAAGTTAAAGCAATTGATCCAGTCATATCTTCGGATTTAAAATTACGATATAGGAATGAAGTAAAAGCGTTTTCTTGATCTGGTAAATTATTGATGTTATCAAGTTCTTTATAACCAGGTATCTTTATAGTTTTTCCATTAACTGTAGCAAATTTATCTACTAGCATTTTCCGAATAGCGTTAGCATTTGGACCTATACCAGCAAGACCATCTATCTGTTTTCTAACAGAAAAAGCATCTGGACTTCTATCAAATAAGTAAGATTTAAGGTTTTCAAACTCAATATTATCAGCAGTTACTTTATATCTTCCGTCTGCATTTTTTGTTAAATCTTTTAGTAGTCCTTGAGCAAAGATATTTCCTTCTAAGCCGTATCTACCGCCTTGAATCATTGCTTCCAATACAGGCAGTTTTTGATTTAAAATAATTTGAGTAACCTGATCTTCAGTACCTTCAACTGTATTTGCTACCAAAGGTATCAATTCGTCAGATCTCCATCTAATGATGGTATTTGCTAAACCTCTATGATATTTATCGCTTTCAGGTCCTACCTTTTCCCAAATGTTTTCAACATAGGAAAATCTAGCATCTCCAGAATAACTGTTTCTGGACATCATCTCCATATGACCTTCAACGAATGGAGAAACAGCAGCATCTGCATCTTTATCTAACTTTATTAATTTATTACCTAAAACATCGTTTTGGTATTTTGCAATTTGAGCAAGAAATCTTTTTGCTGGTCCACCATTTGGATTAGCCATTATCATTGCTACATATCCTAGTGGATGATTAAATAATGAATCATGTCCTGAGAAGTATTGACGTAACTGCATTTCACCAACGTTACGCATAATATATGCAATACGGAATGCTAGTTGAGCAGTTCTCCAACGCTCTCCAAATTCAGCATTGAATGCGTCAAGAGCATCTTTAGATTTACCAATTGTTTTACTCTTGTTATATTTGTTTAATAATTTTTTAATATCCCGAGTATCTGGTAATTTAATTACATCATCTAGGAATTGATGTTCCAACATAGCAGTATCTTTACCAATAGGTAATTTTTTACCGTCAAATAAATTCCAAGTAGGAACTGCATTATCTGCAGTCTTAATAACTGAATACTCTTTGATTATAGCGCTATCTCTAGCAGCAGCCCTGTAGATCTGTTTAATAGACTTAAGTACTTCTTGGTCACCAGGAGCAATTCTTTTTGCAAGTGCTAACTGAACATTTTCTATCTCACGGAATACAATTCCAGAACGCTCTTGAACACTAGTAGCCTTAACTATTTGATTAATAGTTGAAGCAATTATATCATCTGGAATTTTAGCAGAAGACATCCAGTCTTCCATTCCATTAACAAGTTTATTTAAATCGTCTAAAGGTAATATAACTGATCTAGTAAAATATCTACCAAAGTTTCTTTCAACCTTTTGAACATAATCAATTGCTGCTCTAGGAACTGGAGGAACAACCTTAAATAATGGATTCTTGGCCATTGAGGCTGCTTCGCCTTTTAGGGCTAGAGAGCGATAAATCTTAGGATCAGATGTAGGTGCTGCCAAATTCTTTAAGAATATAGATATTACTTCATCTGCTGTTGTAGCATCAACTAATTCTTTAGTCATTTCTACATCAAGTTTACGACCAAATAAAGCATGTAAACGTGAAAAATTTTTTTCTTTAGCAACAATATTTGCTACTTGTTCAAAGTTTTTTCCTAATAGGTAGGTAGCAGCCTTATCTACATCACCTTTAATTGCTCCACCAAAACCATCAATTAGACCAACTTCTGATCTATAAAATTCTTTTAAGTAGTTAGTATCAGCAATTTCCATTTCAAGATCTATAATTTTTGCAAGACCAATGTTCTCAGGATCATTAATTATTTGAGCAATTAAATCTGGATCTTGTGCCATATAATCACGCAAAACTTCAATTTGTTTTAATTTACCGTCAATACCTGCTTGAGCAGCCTTAGCACTCTCTAATGCATTACTTGCTTCTAAAATTTCTTGTTGAGCATCTTTAATTGATTCAACTAACTTAGCCCCAAGTTGAGTTCCCATTTCTGCTTTACCAGATAGGGATGTAATAACATCAGTAACGCCTACTCGACGTGCTCCAACTTTAGCGCCATTGACTACTACAACTCCACCCATACCACCATTGATAGCACGAACATTGCTATAAGCATCAGCAAGCCATTGATTTTTGACAGCATCTTCTACAATGTTTATTAACTCATCATTTTTAGTGGCTATAGCCCTACCAATTAAGGTAGCAACGCTTTCTACGCCACCATCAAATGTGATATCATCAATAGATGACTGAATGGCATTTTTACCATTAGCACCTTTTTGGATATAAGTAGTTAATACTGATCTTAACTCATCACTAATATCTTCTTGTAATCTTAACTGTAAGTCATTCCAGAAGTTACTACGACGCTCTATTTCAATAGCACGTTCTTCCATTGATACGCCTTTGTAAGTCTGTGCTAAGTCATATACCTCTAAAGGCTCTTTTGCAGAGGCAGTAACAATATACTCACCATTGTCAAATGCACCAAATTGTAACTTACCAGCCTGTGGTAGTTCTTCTAGGTATATACCAGTAAATGTTTTACCAGTATTAATATAATCTGCCTCTAATTGGGCAATAGAATCAATTACACCTTCTGGCTTTTTCTCAGCAATGTTTTTAACTACAAAGTCACCAATACTACCATTAGCAATAGCGGCTACTGTATCAGGATCTCCTGCTACCTTTTCACCACGTCCAAGACCAAAGGTCAATGCTTTTTCTAATTTTTTAGAAACAGCAGCACTTTTAGATTGAGAAACTTTTGCTAGGTCTCTTTCAGCCTTCATATAAGTATTATCTATACGACGCTTTATTTTCTTTTGTTCACCAGCACTTAGTTTTGCTTTTTTATTTTCTTCTTTTGTAAGTGCTTTAATGGCTTTAACTTTTTCTGAAGTCTGTGCATCTACAATTCCTTTGGCAGTTTGCTTCATAGCAACTGCTTCTTTACCACCCTTGATTACTTTAGTAATTGAACCAGGACCAGCCCATAGAGAAGGATCAGTACCTACGGCAAGAGTAGCATCAATAATTCCAGACATTACACGATATGGCGTACTATTTGGATCAACACCTAAAGAATTCATTGTTGAACGACCAATAGTAAATGATTTACCATTGATACGTCCATAGGCAGACATAGCCTTAGCCTGTGCAGCGCCTACTTTACTTTCAGGATTAACAAAAAAACCAGATCCAGTATCAACTGGTCCATTACCTGTTATAACTCCACGAGTTGCACGTACAAGTTGTCCTAGATTTGTTTCTTCTCCAAATAGTTCTGCTAAAGAAGCATTTTGAATTAATTGACCTGTACTGATTTCACCTCTGCCTCTAGCATAGAGGTTTCTACCTACGTTAGTTACATATTGATAAGGTGCTTGTAATAAAGCAAATGCCACACGAGATGTACCTTTTAGTACACTATATATACCCTCTCTAAAACTTTTATCTTTATCTGCTTCACTTTTAATGTTATCAAAGTTAATTAGATCTTGTTTTAGTTGAGCAATACCATCATGGGCAGATAGTTTTTCAATACCTTGAGAGTTAGCATTTAAACCTATTTTAGCAGCACTCAATAAATAATCTTTACTTTGATTAGGAAACTTTGTAAGTAATGAGTTATAGTTTTGTATAATATCTGGATTTAGTCCAGCAATTTGTTGTTCCACTAAAGTAGACATAGGTACTTTATTTGGAGCACTAGACAGGTCAGTATATTTATACTTATTCCAGTAAGAAAGTAAAGGATCTTTTACAGCCATTAACGACCTTCTTGTTGAAATGACTCCACGAGTCTACGATTTTGAGGTGTAGGATCAATTACATAAATGGCACGTGCTAAAGCAGCATTATTGTCAGGAGCATCAACTGGAGCAGGTAATTCTTCAGGTTGACGACCTGGTGTATTTCCAGGAGCACCATCAGTCATAGTGACTGGGTTTGGATTAACGGTATTTAAAAATGATGTGTCTACATTGGTAGCAACTGTGTTTACTCTAGCAGGTGCTAAAACTGCAGAAGGTACTTCAGTAGATGCACCTTGTGCTAAACCTTGTAATTGACTTGCTTGGCTATAAGGTCCGCCAGTAGCATACTGAATCTTTGCTTCTCTTTGAACTTTTGCAACTCTTTCAGAGACGTTTTTATCAGTGCGCTTGGCATCTTTACCAACTCCACTAACAACTTCATTTATTGACATAATATCTCCTACTTAGTAAATTGAGTTTTAATGTTTACGGGTCCACCGCACCATATATTGTATTGAATTGCTATGTTAACTGCCTTTTTAGCGGCACTTGCCGCTTTAGCATGTGTTTTAGTCTCAGTATCCATCACGGCTAGAGCACCAAGTGCTATAGAACCACCAGAACCTATACCGTATAAACCTTTATCATCACGCATATAACCAAAATCATCACTAACTTGGTATATTTTGCCATTAAAACAGATTAAAGCGTCCCAACCAGCGTCATCATCTTTGTTATTCTTAGGATTAGGATCATAACCTGCTTCTGTAAGTATTTGTCTTATAGAAGGAAGCACCCTAATCATCATAAAACGATCTGGTTCCTGTGTTTTAATTACTTTAGGTGGTTGCCATAAGTTATAAAGTATATCACCAGCGGTTGCATCACCTGCAACTGCTACTAAATACTCACCAACTTTAACTATCTTCTCGCAACCTTTTGCTACATAAGGCTTATCTGTAAAGGTAGTCATTGAGTCTGCACCCAATACAGCCCAACCTTTACCTTGAATACCAACTATTGCAGTCATCGTCCCCTACTTAGTTATGCTTGTCCTTGTAAACCTGCCAAAATTGTCATTAAATCTGGTGCGCCTTGTTGTGGGGTTCCACCAGAAGCGGGTCCAGGAGGGGCTGGGGACAGGGGAGCCTGCTCAACTGGGGCTTGTGAACCTGGTGGAACCATTCCAGACTGCGCCTGTGCCATTGCTTGCTCCTGCGGAGTAGGTGCAGGAGGAGTAAATACGGCTAACGCAGCATTCTCTATGCTTTCCCCATTACGTGTACGTGAAATAACATCAGCAATATTTTTAATCATTGGTGATGGATCTTGTCCTTGAGCAGCCATAGCAGGAATTGCTTGTGCAGTTGCTGTAATAGCAGCGGTCAAGTTTGCACGCATTTTTTCAATTTCAATTTTTGTTTCTTCCATTGAAACATTTACTGACCAAGGAAGTTCTCTACGAATAAAATCCTTTGATACTAACTCAGCACCTAATGCTTGCAGAGAGAAAATTAGAGCGCGTGATGGGTCAAGACCAGCCATCAATCCATAGCGTACTTCAATTGAAGAGTCGCCCTTGATGTCTTTGCTTGGTATGTACTTTAACTCGTACGGAGTACCCTGTGCTATACCTCTAACTGATTTCTCTGTATTAAATACAACCTCGTCAACTTCAAAACAAGCCTTAATAACTTCTTCAAAAGTTTCAGCGAGGATTGTTTGCCCAGCCTTGATTTGTGAATCAAAGGCGCCTAGAAGCGCTTGAACACCTTGACCAGTGATAACACTTGCGTCAATTGTTCCAGATCTACCTTCTGGATAACGAGCACCAAGACGCATTTCAGATTGAAGTGCGGATTGCTCTTGGAAGGCAGCATTAGGTATATCGAGTTGTACTCGACCTACGCCTTGCGGTTGGGCTGTACGAATAATCGCATCAGGACCCATAGGCAAATCTATAACATCATTAGGAACAACTAGAGGTGCTTGGATAGCCTTCTCTGCTGCTTCCATAGCAAGATTAGAAAAACGTGCTCTTGCTAGTTGTACATATAAAACATCGTCGAATTGTCCACGAGGTTCTTCATCTATTCCAGGTTTACGAGCAACAAATGTAAGCATTTTACCCATAGGGTTCTTTGCTTCATTTAATATTAAATTACCACGACTAGGTACGTAAAGAACAATATTGTTTCTATCTGTGTAGCGGATAAGTTCCACAATAGCGTTGGTATTTTGATTATAACCAAGTTGACCAAGTATTGCACCAGCATATTCAGGATACTCATTTGCTAACTCCCCAAGTGTTTTCATATATCGTTTAGCGTATGATACGCAACGACCAAACCTATCAAACTCAGGATATGATCCAATTGGATCTTCTACTCTAATACGAGGAAGTTGTGTTTCAAAATCTAATTCAACATGGATAGGTAAGAATCCATAAGTAAAGTACCAGTCAGCACCCCAATACATCTGTGATTGTAGACGTGAATGATAAACGTAGTTATTAGCAATCATGCCACGCTTATCAGCAAATGCTCTAGCACGATCTGATACTGTGTTAGTTGTAGAGCAGTTAAATGAAGGAAGTGGAGCAAGTACCTCAGCAAGATCACGGGCTGCAACATCAACGAAGTTAGCAATCATCGCTGAGTTCATTCCCTCTGGGAATAAGTCAGGAAATACTTCGGTCATCTTGCCTTTACGAACAGCAAGGATATCTGCCATACGAGCATCTCTTGAAGAGTATCGTAATTTAAGATTATCTACGCGTTGCGCAATGGTCTCAATATTAACTGCCATTAGTTTCCTATTCGTAACTGGACATCTCGTATTCGTTTACATTCATAGTAAATCGAGTATCGAGTTGCTTTCGAGTAGCCCATCTATTTTTAATGTGGGTCTGATTGATATTTCCATTATTAACTATTTCACGTGCTCTTAGTTCACAGAACCATAAAGCCATAACGCAGTCTGTAGGACCACGGGTATCAGGTTTCCAAGTAATCAGTTGTTGTATCAAGGATTTAATACCTTCAGATCCTTCCTGTGAAGGAAGTTCTATTAGGTTATTATCCTGATGTAGGTTATTTCGCATAGTGCCAAATAGACCTGACATAGCGGCTACACCAAAAGATGTGTCCCACTTGTTCTTACCTGTAAATTGACTTGAGAATCTAATGCCTCGAGAGGCTAGGTATGAGTTTAGATCTGCGTCTAAGGCGTAAGCCTTCTGATGAGCATTAGTCTCAATTCTTAGTTCTTGAGGATTGTACTTAGTACACCAGTCCTCAATTAACTCTTGTATCTTTGCAGGTGTTGGATCTTTCATATTCTCAACATCTAGCACATACCGCTTACGTGTCATACGATCTACGGTCATAATTACTGCTGCAGTTCTACCACTCATCGCTGGGTCTAATCCCATAATGGTGTAATAAGAACCTGGCTCTTTAGGGTGTCCTGGAATCCCAGGTCTTATTGGTCCCCGTTTGCGCATCCCGTTGATTGAACCTTGCACACAACCAGGGGAAAAAATAGAATCCTCTTGGATATCTTGCTGTTGATAAACCAAAGCCCAGGCAGAGGCTGATACTTCACTTCGACGCCTAAATAAAGCGGGGCCGTCCCATTTCGGGTATAACCCATTTTCATCAGGTTGTATCCCTTCCTCAGAGCCTTCCCAAGGAATATGGGACTTAGGCCATAATGTAACCCAATCTTCTGGGTCATCTTCAAACTCTAATACCGCTGGCATGTTCATGTAGGTAAAAGGAGTTTTGCCACCAGACCAATGCTCAGGGTTTCTTATCTCTCGGTAGAGATCATTTCCTGCAATTCTAGTTCCTACAATAAGTAACTTACCAGCATCACCAAGACGAGTAATAACCTCTCGTTGTAGCCAGAGTAGTTGCTTCTCCCACTCATGAGCGTTGGTAGTAGTCACAACGTCATCAAGGATAATTAGATCAGAACGAGCACCAGTGATTTGACCACCAATACCTAGAGCCTGTACAGTAGGATCTTTTTCGGTGGAGTCACGGGCTACATAGATTCGATCAGCCTTCCAAGAATCAGCATCTTCTTTCCAACCACCAGCGCTACCATAGATGGCTTGCATCTTAGACCAGCGTTCATGGTTGAGTCTTTGCTTTATGGAGTACAGGTACTCCTTAGCACGTTCTTGGGTTTTAGAGACAATGGTAATTTTAACATTCGGATTCATCGCTATCCGATATACACAGTAGTTGACTGTGATGACTGTAGACTTAGCGTGCTCAGGTGGCACATTAACTAGAAGTCTTTTGGCTGAGGCTGGTTCATAGACCAT